GAGCGGGGTAAAGCTAAGAGTTACGTTGTTGTTGTCTTGCACGCCTTCAAAGAACTCATCTTTTTCCAGTCGACCTGGAGCAGTGAAGCCAGCTGATTCAACGGCTACATAAGCGACACACTGTCCACCTGGCACATGGTAGTTCTCGTGAACGATATTTCCATAAAGATATACACGATTGTTAGCGTCATCAACGACTACAGAGCAGACCCCTTCAGGTCCGCGATGGCAACCGCAGCCACAACCCTTGTTGGATTTGGCCCCGCCACAGTGGCAGTACTCACTTGCGTGGACAACAGCCTTCACAGGCGCGCCAATGTACGAATCTTTGCAGTATGGTGCTAGTTTATCCATGTTAAGCCTCCAATGTCACGGTGCGGTATTTTTTATTAAAGTCAAAGATGTAAGCTTTGTTCTTGGCGAAGTCGAAGACCGTGTTATTTCGATACTTTGCCATAGTATTTGGGTCGTAGTTGTCTTTGTAGATAGGTAGACGAGCGACCGCTAGTGAGTTTACTACGCAGCCATTGCGAGGAGTCGACACGTGATAAATCGTGTTCTCGTCCCTCACCTCAACATAAAAGCCCGGGTAGTTTTTGGTAATATCTTTACCATCGACGAACCGGGTATCAATTAGTGTATGAGGAATGTCAGGAATGGGGCCGCCGCAGTTACAGAAATCCATATTCATTATATTAAAGTCCTTAAGTTAGTTATTAAGGTGGGGCTTTAACCCAAGCCCCAGGGGAGTCTAATTAAGACTAGGCTACGAAGTCAACCAAGAAGGTCTCTTCTGGGTAGATGAGTTTATCACCGCCGGCCCAGATTTCAACCATGGATTCGACAGGGTTCTCGACAGTAGCCGGGAAGACACGCTTGTCCATGATTTGGATGGTCTTGGTCCAGAAGGAACGACGAGAAGCGATAATCATACGAACAGTACGAGCACCGTTAGATTCGCCTTCCCATGGGTTCATATTCACACCACCAGGTGTACCGTTGTGCATAGCGATATCATCAGGAGCGATGAGAACGGTGATGCCACGCCAGCGAGGAAGTGCTGGGAGGACATCAAAGGTACCGAAGGCACTTTGGTCTACATCCAACCAGCTTTGTTTGATGCCGGTGTTGTCGTAGCTAAGAGCTTGTGAGAAGTCTTGCTCGATTTCGAGGGCTAGGTCTGGGTGAATAGTGATGATGAAGTCACTCTTGAAGCGAGGACCGAATGCACGTTGCATGTAGTTAAACACGTTAGAAGCAACAGTGTAGAATGAGTCGGTCGAAGCTGCAGGGATGGTAAGGTGGTTAGTAGTACCAACTTTAGCGGTCATCGAAGGAATGAGAACCTGAGAATCAGACGCGATAATTTGTTTTGCGAGAGAGTTCCAAGCATCTAATGCACGACGATATGCGACAGCCTGTAAGTCTTCAGCATATTGCTGTTCAACTTGGCCAGGGTAGAACTTGACGTTCTTGACACAGAGGTCAGCGCGGATGGAGTATTCAAACTTGAAATCAACATCCACAGTCTCGTATTCATCGAGAGGTCCGGCAGCTGGAATCTCACAGTTGAGGTTAAGCTGTTTAGGACATTCTTTGCCGTCAATGTATTTAAGTTCGGCAACACGGACACGCTGTAGTGGGTTCATCCACTTCTTGAAGGTGATACGTGCAGAGTGAGATTTGCTGAGGTTGTTCATCCAAGAATCATCAACAGGAGCGTTGAACACTGAGATGAGAAGGTTCTGAGCGAATTTATGCTCAAGGATTTCTGGGGTCCAAACTTGACGCATCAATTCATAGATAGCGTTAGGACCGACTACGCCGTTAGCGGTAGCTTGACCATTTGGTTTACCAGTGAAGGCAAGGTCAAACGGAGTAGTTTCATAACCGAGTTTACCAGTCGTAATGTTTGCAGGAACAAACGTTGGAGTATAGCCCGGGTTGAATGGGGTATAAGACATTTAGGTCTCCTTAGGTTAGTATTAGTTATAAAATTGCAATCTTACAACTTACGAGGGGACTCTCTTAGATACTCTTGAAGGCTTCCTTACGGAGGAATTCAAGAGCCTCACCATAACGCTTATTACTGCGGTCACCAGACATCACGATGTCATGAGCGATTTGACCGGTCATCTCACCAGTGTAGCCTAGATTCACGCCAGGTTGTGCGTTATAAGCAGGGTTAGAGTTAGGGTTTGGTTGACTATACTTTGCCTTAAACTCACGAAGTTCACGTAGTTCTTGGGCTTGTGCATTACGCTGCGCTAGGTAGTCATAGACTGCCTTCTTGTCGATTCCCCGTGACGTGAAATAGCCTAACTGACGTAAATCACGAAATAGAGAGCCGTCTTCTGCTAGCGGTGCAATTTCCTTGAACTCGGTCGCAATCATGCGAGAAAGGTCAAACAAGTCGTTGTCACTTACACCTCTTGTCATCTGTACGTCCTCAGTTGGCGTCTGAGGGGTTACCGATGGAGTTTCAGATTCAGTCTTATTCTCAGCAGGCTTCTGCTCAGGGATGGTATATTCACCACGCGACGTCATCTTTGCGAGGAGTTGTTCTTTCTCAAAAGAAAGTTTACTCACGGAAGCCTTTTGTTTCATACCTGCTTCGGCGACCTTGACCAATTCCTCTGTAACAGGAACGGATTCAAGACCTAAACCTTTGAGGTACGAACGGACTTCATCGCTCGCCTCTACCGTAGGGTTTGCAGGTTGCTCTGGCTGAGTAGTCTGCATTCCGGTGCCAGCCGGAGTGGTAGTCTGCTCAGGAGCTTCTGGTTTGCCATTTACTTCTGACATATTGTCTCCTTATGTTAAAGTTGCGCTGAACATAAAAATATGTTCCTACTGTTAGGTATAAGGTAGGAACATATTTGATGTCAAGAAAGTTTTATTGTTTAATTGGTTCTGTGAGTTTGCTCCAAATAGCCATGATTGATTCTATATAGACCTTAGACTCGCCTACTTTGGTGAGTGCGGTATATTCGTTTTCATTCTCCGCCGCCGTATAAGCCTCATCAAGAGTATTCTTCAGTTTCTTGAGTAGGTCATCAAGAGTTGTAGAACGTAAACCATGTTCTGCAATGTCATTGATGATACCTTCCATTAGCACCAAACCTTTCTGTTTTGGCGCCACCATTCAATATCTTCATAACCATCCCACGGGTTCCCCTTACGGAATGGATAGGTATCACAGCGCTGTTCCATGGCTGCGATACGCTTGCGGAGCTCATCAATCTCATTTTGCATTCTATTCAAACGTTCATCTTGCGTCATTAGTATTTCCTTCCTGTCTTAGTTATAGTTTGATTGTATCCTTCGAAACGCCCCATATCAAGAGCCATCATAGCCACCATGCGACACATAACTGAGTCATCATGATGCCCAGGAGAGGCTGCGGCACGATACATCCCACTAGGAGTCTTCTCATAGGTGAAGTAGTTAGCCTGTTGACAGAACACTGGGTCGAAATCCTCATAGAACCCGTTGTTGATTAGGAACTTCAGACGGGCAATCATCTCGTTCTTGACCGGCACCGAGGTATAGACACCAAGGTCATTGAACCCAGAGACCTTAGAAGCATCAGTGTAGATGTTAGAATAGTGACAGACCTCTGTCAGCCATTTAATCATAAGCTGTCCTGTGTTTCGCTCAGGCACCACTAGAGCCTCGTTATACCTTGTTGCCACATCAGTGATAAGCTCTGCGAAGTCATTCTGTGATATGGTGCCATTATAGGCAAACACGCACTTAATCTTCTCCCCGACATCAAGTACACAGAGAGCAGAGTCATCACCGTCAATCTCACCGTCAGCCGGGTCAACACCAACAATATAAGAATGCCCCCTAATTGGTGCTTCGTATTCCCTGAAGGCACCGCCTTCTACATAACGGAACTCTGTCTCGCCCTGTGTGCCGTAGATATCTAGGGTCTTGAAGGTACGCTTTCTCCAGTCGTTAATTCTAATGGCATCAAAGATAGGAGAGCCAGAAGCCCTGAGAATAAGACTGA